CCAATGCTAACACGCACACCTCAACCATAGCTGACGGCGCTACAGACCCCGTCAGGGCTTTGTACGTTGAATATACGGGTACTCTCGACTCAGCGTGTACAGTTACTATTGCGCCCAACACGGTAAACAAAGTTTGTTTTATTGAAAACGGCACGTCAGGGTCTCAAAATATTATTATCAAGCAGGGTTCTGGCGCTACAATCACTATTCCACCGGGCGATACTAAGGCTGTCTACTTAGATGGAGCAGGCTCTGGAGCCAAAGTGGTCGATGCCTTCGCCTCGTTGAGCGTGGTTGATCTTAATGTTTCAGGGACTGCCCTAGTCACGGGAGTTTTAACGACAACAGCTTCTGCTGTGTTTAATGGTGGGTTTACGTCTAATGGAGACACAAACACATTTACATCAGCAAACTCTACTGACCCTGTGCTAATTCTTAAAAACACTACCAATGACACTAATGGAACAAGACTACACTTTATAAAAGACAAAGGGGCTGCTGGAGCCGATAATGATTCCATAGGTACAATACAATTTACAGCAGATAATGATGCCCAGCAGCAAATTCTTTTTGGTCAAATATTAACTAGAATTTCAGATGCTTCTGATGGTGCAGAAGGTGGTCAGATGCAATTTAGTCTTGCGTCCCACGATGGAGAAGTTCAACCTTTTCTTAATGCTGTAGACGGCAATGCTGAAGACGAAATAGATGTAACTATTGGTAGTGGTACTTCTTCCGTAACTACTATTGCTGGACAGGTTAATGCTGTAGGTAATGTAAGTGTTGGAGTTCCTACAGCAGACACTAGCTTAAACTTCATTAGTGTTACTGGTGGTCTTGCGGGTAGTCAATTAAATGCTCAAATGCGTTTCTTTGGAAAATCTATATCAAACACAGGAGTAACATACGAAACCGCTAGAATATCTGGCGGCTCCACAAGCGGATCGGTCTCACTGTCTGGTGGTTTAGTTTTCTCAACATCTTTAAACAATGGGTCTAATGTCTTAACTTTAGCAGAAAAAATGCGCATCACCGACACCGGTAAATTGCTCCTGAACAGAACATCCCAAATACATGGCGGTGTTTTTTGTATGGACTATGTAGGAGGTACAACTGCCGGAATAGTGGTTAAAGATACAACCAGTAGTGGAGTAGGTGTTCCAATGCAAGTCGTGAATGGTGATGGAGACATTGTTGGTGCCATAACTCAAAATCAATCAGCCACAACCTTCGCCACCTCCTCAGACTACCGCCTAAAAACTGACGCACAGCCAATAACAGGTGCATCTGCTCGTGTCCAAGCACTGAACCCTGTCAACTTTGAATGGATTAAGGCAGGCACTCGCACAGATGGTTTCTTGGCACATGAAGCACAGGCTGTAGTTCCAGAGGCTGTCACAGGCACCAAAGATGCAATGATGGATGAAGAGTATGAAGTTACTCCAGCAGTCCTAGACGATGATGGCAACGAAACAAAGTCAGCAGTCATGCGTACTCGTTCAGTCCCTGATATGCAGGGGATAGATCAGAGCAAGATCGTGCCATTGCTTGTGGCTGCACTGCAAGAAGCATTAGCACGAATTACGGTATTGGAGAACGCATAACATGACTAGAACAAGAAATGTAGCTGACATAATTAAACAACCATTTACTACTACGTTAGGTACTAGCAACTATAGGGCTGGCGTAAACGCAGGTATTGCAATAGTCTCTGGCGGCACCTTCAACGTGGTCATAGGCGATGAAGCGGGTAATGATCTTACTACAGGAGATTTAAACACTGGAATCGGTTATGCTGCCGTAGAAAAATTAACTATTGGTATTAGAAACACAGGTTTAGGTGCAGGAGCATTAGGAACAGAGGTAGCTGGAAACTACTCCACGGGTGTAGGTCAAGGTG